TGGCCTTGTACACCCTATGTTCCATTGGTTTGAGGAAGCAGCCAACCTCAACATTGAAGCGCTTGCCCCGCGGTTGAATCAAACGGGGGCATGGATCTTCCTTCTTGGTAAAGTCAATCTTCTCGGCCTTCACAAAGACATCGAGATGAGCATCGACCTGAGAGAGTGGTTTTGTTTTCAGGGATTCAACAGCCAAGGAGTACGCAATGCGGCGGCGAGCCCGATACGATCCCACAAATTCCTCATGGGTGAACGGGTTGACCACGCCCACAAGGCGTGCAACTTGAGCCCTGAACCATGCCAAACGCTGGGCAAAAACCCCAGGGAGTGGTTGAGGACAAGGGCCCCAGCCATTCTCCTTTTGGACATAAAACACTCTTTCCAAGACGGAGCGCTCCATGTTATCAATGGATGCGTCATGAACACGCAAATCCCGAGCGTGAGGTAGGATGTTAAATTGAACAACCTTACGCTTGGGTCGGTCGGCCGGCCGTCGTGTGACGACCAGCGAGGGGTGTGACAACAATGACCGTCGTGTTGTCACTCCCTCCACTACGGACGGCCCTAGAGAAAAGCCGGAGCAGCAAACGCTGCCCTGGCATCCGCCGCTGTGCTAGAACAGTCCCAGCGGCGGGCATCGATCTCGTCCGAGGACGGTGTAAAAGCCACGACCACCGCGCGGTCAAGAGACCTGGCGATGTGTGACCAACGCACGCCCTCCTCTGTCGCCCACCTAGACATGCTACGCCTGACAACCTCCCGTTGAGCAGGAGTGTCACACGCAACTGTGGTGAACTCAGATTTGGCTCGCTGAACGAGTCGGTACCAATAGGGGCCTAGTCGACCTGTCTCCCGCAATTGGGACGCATCCTGCAGTGCGATGCCTTCCACAACTGTATCCTCCCAATCCAGCTCCAGCCGCCGAACAGCATGGGCTAGATTGGGTGCCCTCCGTCCATTCCAACGAACCCAGGACAGCGCCGCAAACGCAAGCGCAAAGGTGATGAAGATGGCCAGGACCCTAATGGAAAGGGTACTCAAGGTCATCTGGGTCATAGGGAAAGCCCAATCCAAAAGGATCTGGATCAAACTCACCCCCATCACCTTGTGGTCCAAGGTTTGGTTGGTCATCTGGCTCCCCAAAGGGAACCAGGAATCCGTCCCTGCAGAGGTCACACCAGCCTGCAGAATTCGGGGCACCACACTGCCAACAGGGCGCGGCAGCGACCTCAGCAGGATCGATGAGGCCAACATCGCCACCACCGAGGTGCAAAGGGAGGTCACTAGCCACAACCGGAGCAGAGCCATTCCGGATGGTAACAGTGGTGCCTGGGCTGGAAAGGGACAGTGTCGGGGGGTTGCGGGGCTCCGTGAGTCTCTGGGTTGCTACACGGAGTTCCACCCTACGCTATTACGGTTAGTGCCGCCGCTGACCAAAGGTCCTGCCGCAACCGGGTGTGAACACCAAGGGGATCGGGGTGGAGGGTTAAGGCCCAAGGGCCAATGTGCACGCGTCTCTAAAAGAGGCGCTTTG